GCCCGGTCCTGTTTTACCTAAAACTATCACAGACCGTGCATTTCCTAATGTAGATGATAATGTATATCGACAATATTTGAACGCATTAGCATCAATTATAGGAAATACAGTAAAATTTACTTCATTTTAAGTTTTATTATTGGAAATTTAAATATATCATTATTATTTATAAAAGATTAATGATATCTAAATATATATCTATACCCGTCTTTTTAAGTAGTTTTGTTATTGGAATAATATTTATATTCTTTTTAGGACCCGACGTTAAAACTATATATAAATATCCGTCTCCTTCCAACTATAAAAACATTTTATATAAAGATAAGGTCGACCAATGTTACCAATTTAAACTAACTGAAGGACAATGTCCTATTAATCCTCTCGCTATTAAAACGGTGCCCATACAAGAATAACTCACCAGTCTTATTTCTTTATATTATAAAATATATACTTAATTTATAATATAATGCATCTATCCAAATTTGTTCACTCTGTAACTGGTAGATATGTTATGTCAATATTACTCGGGTTCGGGTTAGCTACTTTATTTAGACAAGTATGTATCGGATCTGAGTGCACGACTTATAATGCCCCCCCCGTCGAAGAAATCGATGATCAAACTTATAAATTTGACGACGCATGCTACAAAATACAGAAAACCGCTGTTAAATGTGATGCTAAAAAGGAAATTTTGCCTTTTGCATAAGCATAATTAATAATAGCCTTTGGTATAATTAATAATAGCCTTTGGTATAATTGCGTAAATTTCGATTTCAAAGGTTATTTAGATAATATATGTCTGATATTAATACAACCAGTATCAATGATTTGCCAACTGACCCCATGGGGTCTAATGCAAATAATATTTCTGTAACTGCTAGTGAACACACCACTAATTCTAACACTAATACTTTATCTCTCGATCAATCCACTATTAGTCAAATTGTCAATGGCTTACAACAAGCTAGTGTTGCCGGCGCAACTATGCTTCCTAGCAGAGATATCCCTCAAAATACTCAATCACACACTCAAGACGCCTACATTAAGCCAAATTTCGTCCCTCCTCCTACTAATACCGATTATATTAATGACAGCGACCCGTCCGAATATATTAATTCTTATCAAAATGATACACACGTTAAAAATTCATTAGATACTATTTATGATGAACTACAAACCCCATTATTGATCTCTATTTTATATTTCTTATTTCAGCTACCAATCATGAAAAAAACACTCTTTAAATATATACCTTTGCTATGTCATGGAGATGGTAATTATAATCTTTATGGTCTGTTATTCACTTCTATTTCATTCGGTCTATTATTTATTTCATTATCCAAAACAATGAAACAATTTAATACCTTTTAAATTCAATCCTTAGAAATCCAATCCTTAGAAATCCAATCCTTAGAAAACTTTGCTGTAGGAACTGTAGGGTATATTGGTGTAATATATGCATTAATTCGTTCACTGCAAAGATCTCAAGTGCTGGTTTATTCGTTTTATTCGTTTTATTCGTTTTATTCGTTTATTATAATTATTTAATTATAATAAATACATAAGTCATGCTGCAAAAATATATTAATAATCTTGTCGATAAGCTTGCCGATAAGCTTTACATCGACCCTCTTCTTAAACCTAAGTCTATTCCTAATGTAGATATTGTATTGGAAGGTGGATTTTTCAACGGCAGTCACCAACTCGGCTTTTTAAACTATATCAAACAAATGGAAAAAAAAAATATGATTAAAGTTAAACGTTTATCTGGATGCAGCATCGGATCAGTCGCCGCATTTTTATATTTTACAGATATATCACTTGATGAAAATATCGATTTTACTAGTAATATTCTTTATAAACATATTAAAAAAAATCACAATATGAATTTTTTCAATAAAGCATGGAAATTTTATATTAAACATCTGCCAAGTAATTTTTTAGATATAATTAATGGAAGACTTTTTATCACATATACTGATATTTCCAAAAATAAACAAATCGTAAAATCAACTTATTCTAGCATCGAAGATTTATTTGAGACCATTCGACGATCATGTTCTATACCATATGTTATTGATAAAACCTTATTTTATAATGGCAAATATTTTGATGGATTGTATCCTTTCATTTTTAAACCAAAAAATGATCGCAAAATAATCAATTTAAATGTTATTAATATAGAAAAATTTAATTATTTTATATCAATTAAAAATGAAAAAAATAATATTTATCGTATTATCGATGGCATATTAGACACACATACCTTTTTCTCTTCTAATTATAATTCTAGTATGTGCAGCTATATTAATGATTGGTCTATTATAACAAACATTAAACATCATATATTGATTAAAATACTTAAATTTACCGTCTTCATTCTTCATCATTTTTATATTTTTATTAAAATATTTAAAAAATATGCAAGTAATCCAATTATTAGCGAAGCAAGTAATCAATTATTTGTTATTATATGTAAATTTGTGTTTAAAGTATTTTGCGTTTAATCTAATATCCAAAAAAACCTTTTCTTGTTTTTCTCTTCTTTTTAATTGTTTTTCTTTTCATTGTTTTTGGTCCCTTCAGTTTTCCTTTTTTTCCGTCCATCTCTTCGTCATTCTTTGCATCTAACGGCCTATATCGTAAAAACCATTCATCATATTCTGGTGTTCCCTTTTTATCTTTTAATTCTGCAAATTTTGTTGTCTTTTCAGCCCGCATCTGCTCTACCGTTTCCTGATGACCCATACAATTTACACTAAATCTTTTTAGTAACCCCTTTTGCTGCAATCTATTCTTCTCTTGCACCTCAAATAAATATTTTGACATGCATAAAATACGATCCTTATCATAATACGGCCTATTTGCATATAAAAATGCTAAATAAAAACTCAACATTGTATCTATTGTAGCCACCTTTATATTATAACCTTGCTGCTTTAAAACATTATAACTATGACATGCGATTGGTTCATAAATAAATGATACTACATCCTTGCCTACACGAATTTCATAATGAGGAGCAATTATCTCACCTATAGCCGGACGTTTTATAATTTTTACATCTTTTACACCTATATCTTGCAATCTTTCTTTCACAATCTGTGACACAATTAATGGATCTTCTGCTAAAACATCGAAATCTGGTATTTTTTCCAGCTGTTTTCTCAAATGTTTGGGCATATACTGCGAATATAGTGATACAGCATATCCGCCAAAAAAAACAACCCCTTGATCCATCAAGGTTGATTTAACGGTTTCATATATTTGTTCTGATTTGTTTAAATCACCTTTGTTCCCTTTGTTCCCTTTACTTCCCTTGTTATAACTTTTACTATCACTATCATTTTTAATTTTAATATCGTTAAAACCATGTCCTATATCTGCATTTGTTGACGACAGCTTTCTCTGGAAATCGATATGTGAACATTGATGCGCAGTTAAAGGATAATTCCGGTTTAACAAGGTTAGTCGTTTGAGAACCTTTTCCCACCTAGATACATCCCCTTCTGGTCTTGATAGCTCCAAATACATACTCATCCGTAATAAATTAGGTGGCGCATAATACATACCTGCTACTCGTATCGCCTCCTTTTTGATCGCATTGAATAAATCCTTGGGTAAACTAGTTATATCTGCTACAGGAATAAAATTCACAAATACTTTATATGTTCCATGATGTTGTCCTGATTTAGCCTCCACCTCAACAAATCCTTCTTTAATATACACATCCACAAGCTCTTTGGCATCAGTTAGCGCATTTGAACTATAAAAATCGTAATCCGGAATTTCTACATCCATATTATAGAATTGATCTTGCTTAGGCAGAATATTGTTTATCGCTGTGCCACCATAACAAATTAATTGTTTTTGCCTTATAAAGTTTTCAACAATTCCTATTATGCGTTTCACTTCCGGCGAATTTGCCGCAATCTTCCCCTGTTTTTCTTCCGCATTATCGACCGCTTGTCTTAATATCGCCAATTCACAATCTTCAAAATTTAAATTCTTGCAGGTATCATTCTTTCTCATCTTATCTAATATAATTAAATATTATTTTGTTTTTAAATTTGTATCGGGATTTGTTTTAAGATTTGATTTTATAAGTGCCTGTGCCTGTGCCTGTGCCTGTGCCTGTGCCTGTGCATTTAAATATATCGCTCTATTTGGAATAGGGTTTGGCTTTTTTAACCACTCTTCTCTTGATTTAATTACATTATTTAAAAAATTCCCCATAGTTTATATATTATTGATATGAATTGTTTTAAATTGTTTTAACTTGTTTAACTTGTTTTAGAAATACTATATTTCGGATAAGCAAACTATGTATTTAATTTGATTTGAACTTAAAGATACAAATATATATTATATTTGGTTGATTGAAATATTTAAATACTTTAGATTTCGAACTTGTAAAAATCACTGCTTACAGTGCGCGTCGCAAAAGACACATTTGGATCCTGATCCGGTGGTGCCGGTATTGTCTCCGGAATATAACGCAACTTTTCGGGTTTTAAAACAAACGCATGACCTGCCTCATCAAAAAACAAATCATTCTCCTCTAAATTCGTATCTACTGTTTGATATCTTAAAGCCAGCATCTGGACCCCATAAGTTCGCATAGTTAAAGAACTCGGATTATTTGGATTAGATCCTTTATCCGGCATTCCAATCGTAATATTTAATTTATCGTATCCAATTAGCTCTTCCATATCTGGCGTATTTATTATATCATAATAATGCAACGATCTCATAAAAATAGAATTGCTTGTCATATTCACATATTCATGAAACGGCTCCGACTCCATAAATGCTAAATTACTTCTATCAACAATAATTATCACTTTTCCCGCTAATTCTGACAATTTAACCGTCCCAAAATTCTTTCCGTAATATTCAAAACTATATTGTTTATCCATCAGCATTGTATTATGGCTTTCTAGTATTTTCGCAAAATTAGCATACATTTCTTGATTTGAACTCTTTATACGCAAATGTAATATAATTGGATCTAATGGATTAGGCGCGGTCGAACTAGCAAACGCATAATCCCTTATAATATTTAAAACATCACTAAATTTAACCGAATTAAATGTTTCTTTCACACAATAACTGTCTGATGTAGATGTGGCAACCACCGGCTGATTATCAATTGAAAAAATCTCAAAATCTAGGCCTCGGACACCTTGCTTAAGTAAATTTTTTAATATACACGTATCAACATATCCATTTTTATAATTTCCACCAGAACACGCATTATAAGCTGATTTAATATAATAATCTCTTAGAGCATATTGATACATTTCATTATTGGTATCAATAGATCTTAGTTTGCCATTTAAAGTTCCAAACATTGTATCCATAGAGGTGCAATCTCTCACTCTAAGTCCATCTGAAAATAATGTTCCTGAAAAATAAAAATGAACTAATATTGTTATAAATATTACAGTCATCGTTACAATTGACAATGCTAGTAATACGGTATCGTCTTTCATTTCTGTTAACGATTTTACTCCTTTATTAAATGTGTCTGTTGCCGCTGTAGTAGACATATATTTATACTAACATAATATTTTATATCCTTCATCATTAATTATTTATTATTTATTTATTAATTATTTATTAATTATTTATTAATTATTTATTAGAATTTATTAGAATTAATAGAATTTATTAGAATTTATTAGAATTTATTAGAATTTAATAGAATTAATTAAATAAAGAATTAAAAAATTATCACAATATATACTAATTATGGCTGGCGGGTTAATGCAATTAGTTGCTCAAGGGCAACAAAATATTATTTTAAACGGCAATCCTTCAAAAACATTTTTTAAATCAACTTTTGCGCAATATACCAATTTTGGGCTACAAAAATTCAGAGTAGACTATGAAGGCTCTAAAACATTACGTTTATCAGAAGAATCCACTTTTACATTTAAAATTCCCCGATATGCCGACTTATTAATGGACTGCTATCTTTCTGTCGTTCTTCCTAACATTTGGAGCCCTATTTTGCCTCCACAAGATCCTACCAATGACACAGTTCAAAGCATCAATAGCGAAAATTGGGTCCCGTATGAATTTAAATGGATACAAAATTTAGGGGCCAAAATGATTTCTAAAATTAGCATCACATGCGGCAATTACACTCTTCAAGAATATTCTGGTGATTATTTATTAGCCTCTGTTCAGCGCGACTTTAATACCGACAAAAAAATATTATTTAATGAAATGATTGGAAATATTAACGAATTGAATGATCCTGCTAATGCTGGGTCTCGTGTCAATTCTTATCCTAATGCTTATTACTCTGATGCGCTTGCCGGCCCTGAACCTTCTATAAGAGGTCGTATTCTATACATTCCATTAAATAATTGGTTCGGACTTAAAAGTCAAATGGCTTTCCCTCTGACATCATTGCAATACAATGAATTGCATATTAACATCACGTTAAGACCTATTGATGAACTATTCCAAATTCGCGATGTCTTCGACTCTACTAATAATTTTCCGTATATAGCTCCTAATTTTAATACATGGTATATGCAGTTTTATCGATTTTTACAACCTCCACCTGATATTAATATTGGCATTAACTCTTATTCTGATCAAAGAACATTATGGAATGCCGATGTGCATTTAAATTGCACATATTGTTTTTTATCTAATGAAGAAGAACGCGTGTTCGCACTAGAAGAACAAAAATATTTAATTAAACAGGTTCATGAGCAGAAATTTTACAATGTTACCGGGCCGAATAAAGTCAGCCTTGACTCATTAGGAATGATCGCCAATTGGATGTTCTATTTTCAACGCAGTGACGTTAATTTACGCAATGAATGGTCGAATTATACCAATTGGCCCTACAATTACATGCCACAAGATGTTATACAAGCACCCGCATCGGGATCATACGTTGTTTATAGAACTGATGCATCCGGTAATCCAGTTCCTGTAAGTATTGGACCCGGAGTAAATCCAAATGGCAACTTAACTGGGCTTTTAATTACACCAACATATACACCTGAAAATGATAAATATATTTTGGTCGTTTTAGGTATTTTGTTAGATGGATCCTACAGAGAAAATGTGCAGCCTGCCGGTATATATAATTTCATTGAAAAATATATTAGAACTACTGGTAATGCTCCTCCTGGATTGTATTGTTATAATTTTTGTATGAATTCAAACAATTCAGAAATGCAGCCATCTGGCGCGATAAATATGAGCCGATTTAATCAAATTGAAATGGAATTTACTACTATTATACCGCCATTAGATCCATTGGCGCAAAGTTTGTCTATCTGTGACCCTACAACGGGTGATATTATCGGCATTAATAAGCCAACATGGCGCATTTATGATTACAATTTTAATATGACGCTTTTTGAAGAACGTATTAATCAAATAATATTTATTGGCGGCAACTGCGGTCTGGCTTATGCGACTTAAATCGATAAGATAAGACGATAAAAAATTGAATATAATATTACAACCATTTGTAATATTATAACTAACAAATCCAATCTATTTTTTCCCTTCTTAAGTGTATTATTTTGTTCCAGTTCTGCCACCTTTAAAGCCTTGACTTGATCATATTGAAATACTTATATGTGAAGATCGGCTACACAATGGTCTCAAATGTGTTTCCAAGTGCGATGCAAGGCTGCTACACAATGGTCTCAAATGTGCTTCCGAGTTCAAAACAAATTTGCTACACAATGGTCTCAAATGTGTTTCCAAATGCGATGCAAAGCTGCTACACAATGGTCTCAAATGTGTTTCCGGATGCGATGCAAGGCTGCTACACAATGGTCTCAAATGTGTTTCGGATGCGATGCAAGGCTGCTACACAATGGTCT